TAATAAAGTTAAAGCCCCAAGGAGAAATCCAAGGGGCTTTTCTTTTGGTGTTAGGTAGCTTCAGGCCACCTATAACATACATAACCTTTAACTATATACCCACTATCCTCTACGTATCGGAAACCTTCAGGCATTGTCTTGAGACAATCTTCCTCTGAGTAAAGTACCAAAGGAAAAGGTACTGTTACACAAGTTAGGTCAACTGTACAGGCAAGTATTAATGCTGAAAACATACTATGGACCTCCTTCCATTTCTTTGATTAGTTTAGCTAAGTACCACTGTGCTTTCTTTAGGTCTTCTAGGCAATTACCCTTGTACCTGTACCTGTGTAAATACTTCTTGACGTTACCCTCTAAGTATCCCATGAACATCATATGGTCCATGTTGTCTTTCAGGTAGTCAATACATTCTATCTGACCATTACCGTAGTGTGCAGGTTTGTTTACAACATCTTCTGTCAACTTAGTCTCCACTTCAAATAAACAATACGCAGTGTCTGGTAGACTGTAAGAGTAGGCCACATAATACAGAACATTAATACGTTTATCTCTTCATATGTAATATTAAGAATATCTGATAACCAAACGAGAAACAAAACACAAGCATCAAATATTTTATCTACCAATTCTATACCACTTCCAGCCATTGTGACCCCACTCGTTAGTGTTTCTGTTTGTACCATTAGAGAGTTACCAGCTCGGCTTTTGTGTACGGTATGTGAAAGAACTTCTCACCTTTGACTATGTACCTACCCTTGGCTTCCTTCAGGCTTTCGTCAGTCAACAGAGTATCCTTAATGCGCCATGCTTGCTTGAAGTCAGGTCTAAAGATGTAGAAGTTAAGTACACCATCCTTATGTTTCTCCTTCAGGCGTTTCTTTCGTTCAGGTAGACGAACCTCAGCCCAGTGTGTAGGCCAATCACCTTTCCATGCTGTCTTAACTTCTGCCTCGTTGTAGTATGTGAGGCCGTTCTTCTCTGAGACTACATCTACATTGTAGTTCTCTTCATTGTTTATGATGGTGTGACCATGGCTACTAAGATAACCTGCTAAGGCTTTACGAGCTGGTTCATCATAGGCTTCATACAAAGCTTTACTGAATGGTCTCTTTACCATGTTCATACTGGTACTCCATCAATTATATCTAGGAACTCTCTTAGATCAGTGTACCCCCCGATGTGTGTCCCATCAGATGAAAAGATTTGAGGTACAGTCTTGAGGTCTGTTTTCTTCATCAGGGTAAGTATCCACCTAGAACTATCTGTCTCTATATTGTACTCAACGTAACTTATCCCTGCACCTTTCAAGAGAGCCTTGGCAGTATCACAGAAACTACATTGGTTACGAGTTAATATTGTGTACATGTTTAGTATCCTTGGTTAAGTGAACAGTTTAGACACATGCTCAGGTGTAAATTATTTATGTTAACATGTCAATGAGAATTGTCACAGCCACTGTTATTGCTAATAGTTCAATCATGTTTTCTCCTTTCTTATATTAGGTCTACGATTTCACAACTATCCCCAGAGCAAGCCAAGGTTTGACTACCCGCAGTATTGTCTTCATTCTCATACTCCGATAACTTAGACCAGTCAATACTTGTAGGCATAACAGATGACAACATATCGTAGTCTGACTTACCACACTCTTGATAAGGTGCTTGCTGGTAGGTGTGCTCATTGTAAGGCAGGAAGGATACACCTGACATCTCATCAAAGTGTTTGTACACGAATGCACCTACCTCAAACCATTCATCCTTCTTGACGTTGATTGTTACAGAGGGTTTATGTTCACACCAGTTACGTTGATAGGCAAGCCACATCTCTAGTTGTTCTACGGCTGTCATATCAGCTGTGACTACAGCCCCTTCAGGAGCCTTCTGTGGGAAACTAAACACAGTTGTCTGATCAGGCTTCATGGCACAAGGTTCGTTAGGAATACCCTGATCATTCATGAACTGTGTCAGTGGGTCTTTGTTGTCACCCCTGACGGTACGGATGTAGTAACGAGAGTGACGAGCATGGATACCACTGGCTGAGTCAACGAGTTGGGAGACCGTTCCTGATGGCTTAACACAGGTGACAGCAGCAGATACAGGGATACCAAGTTTAGCAGCCCACTCAGCATTAGTATCAACAGCAACTTGTTTAAGGTGTGCAAGTGTCTTACTCAATCCTTTGTTACTCAAGGTCATCAGAGGATTGTCCATGATACCTGTCAGGGAGACACCAAGCAAACGTTCTTCTGCTGTGTTATCTGTCCACTGCTTACGTAGGTATGGGAACTTAGTGTAGGTTGATTGGATCGTACCTAAGATCGTAGCTAGACGTACCTTCTCCTCTAGTATTTCAATAGTATCCGTAGCTCGTACTACACACTCGGTTAGGTTACAGAACTGTGATGGACGTAAAATTATCTCAGAACATGGGTTGGTCCCGAACTCGTAGTTAGGATCACGACGTCCATTCTTTTCTGCCTGTGCTTTAGATGCCTGACGATTGAAGATACCTCGTTCACCACTACCACTCTCAACCAAGGCCATCCACTCACGCATGAATGAAACAGCATCAGGCTTCTCAGTGTAGGATACAGAGTTGTTAGCTAGTGCTCGTTGAGGTTCATTCTCCCACCATTTACCTGACTTAGCATGACGCATACGGTCATCACTTAGGTTGGACAGAGAGATCATAGCTGATCGACGTACACCACCTACAACAACTACCTCACCAATCTTACACATAATGTCATGACACTCAATGGAAGATAGTTTACGGTTTTGTGCTTCCTTGAATGTATGGACAGTAAAGTTAAATAGATCAACCAAAGGTGCTGGACCTGAAGCACGGCCACCGAATGTCTTGAGTGGAGCACCAGCTGGACGAACCTTAGATACATCCCATGTAGGGATTTCACCACTGTACAGGAGTGCAATCAATTGACGAAGAGCCTTAGCCCAACCTTCCTTACTGTCCTTAACGACGATGTTAGTCTCACTGTCGAACAACTCAGGGACTTCAGGGAGCTTACTGACGGACTGCCTCTCGACGGAGAAGCCAACACCAGTACCACAGAGCAAGATAAACATAGCCTCATCGAAGGATTTAAGGTCATCTACGGCTAGGTAACTACAGTTGTACATGCATGTGTTGTCTCGGTCAGCAGCTGGGCCAGCAGTCATAAGTGAACGCATGGAAGGCATGACCTCAAGACCAAGGATAGCTTGCTCTAGTTTGAACTTAGTGGCTGGGTCAACCATGTCTCGGATAATATTGGCTGAGAAACGTGTGACAGTATCGTCCCAAGATTCACGTCCTGTACCATCGTAGTACTTAGCATACCGTGACTTATGGATGAAAGACTGGTAGTCTGTTGGTAGGTGGTTGTTCATGTGTCTTTACCTCTTTCCCTTTTATCTTCCTCTAACCACACCATGCGATCAATGTCACCTCGTGTCAACCCTATGTCTTTTAGCTCTGCGTCTGTCAATTTGTTAAGGGTTTTGATTGCTGCCCTATGTTCTGACCACATAACACAGTACCTCATAAACCGTACAAATATATTATTAACCCACCTAGTCTTCATCTGTTATCCCCTGACCCTTGAAGGACACCACGGGATGCCCTGTCCTCTAGCTTGTCTACGTTTCTATGTATGACTTCTTGAAGATCACTACCAAAGTAATTAGCTATTGCTGTAGTGTAGAACAGGACATCACCTAGTTCCTTTACGATCTCTCCCTTCTTAATATTGGAGCCATCACGGATCATCTTCTTGGTCTTCTCTGCTACCTCACCTGCTTCACCTACTAGACCGAGTACATTCTCAATCAGTCTAGTCTCACCCTTTGTTAGTATCTTACCCTCAACAAAAGCAGAGTATTCTAGGGCAGAAAAATCACTCCCTTTAAAGGCGTCAATATCGTCTTGGCTAATCATCCTTCTTCAATCCTTTTCCATTCTTTTATTTCTTCGTCTAGGTTTATGTAGTCATCAAAGTTTATAAGACCTTCATCCAGTAAGAACTTAACTACGTACTCTTCTGTTATTTCATTCTCTTCTAACAAGTGGAGTAGACCGTAGTTTTCTACTAAGGCTTTTAGTTTAGATTCGAAGTCGAACATTTGTACTCAATCTCCACAGGTTCAGGGCTACGGTTAATTGTGTGGGTGTCTTTGTATGCATCAGAAAAGCTAGAGTAGTACACATCTACCTCTGCCCAAGAGTTATCTGGAAACAAACCAAGACAAATATTATAGCACATCCCATCTTCTTCTTCAAATGGTCCTTCTATAAATTTGTGTATTTTTATTGTTGTCATTTGATCCACTCCTCAGGGATTAGTTTATCAGCATAAAGGAACCCATGTTTGTCACACCACATTCCATAGGTTGTCTTCGATCCTTTGTTGATCTTAGCCCTAGAGTTACTGAATACAAAACGAATGTCAAGTTCTGGGTGTTGCTTTTTTATGAGTAGATGTTTCTTTCTGTCTGCTACAACAAACCTACCCTTGCTTTCTATGATGATGCCGTTAGGTAGTTCGAAGTCAGGGGTATATGTCCTGACCTCGTTGATAGCATACTTGATCTTCATCTCTTCGTACTTGACTGGCACTGACAGAGACTTGAGTTGTTTAGATATACGGTCCTCTAGTCCTGATCTATAGCCGTGCTT